ATAATTTAACAGAATTGTTGCTAACAGCAATAGTCAAAGCGCCATCAATAGGAGGAGAATGTTTGGTTAGTCCTGCATCAATAGCGAAAGCTACTTCAGTCGTAGCGTTTCCACGATCTGATAAAGCGCCACCCATGATGTCTCTACCAGCAGCGTTCGTGATAGTTATGTCGTAATCATCGGTTGGAGCTACAGACCCAGGATCTGTTTCGACGTAAAATAACCAATAGCCCTTCATAAACGCCTGATCAGTTGCAGTAGTCGTGTAGTTAGGAATGGTGGCGTTATCTGCACTTGCCGTAAAGGTAATACTCCATGTTTTGAATGCAGAACCACTCGCAACATTTGAAGGGACAGGGGTTCCCCAAGTTCCAGCCGCAGCAAAAGCAAAAGAAGGGAAAATTGCAGTTATAATAACCAATATACAAACCAGCTTTTTCATAATCATCTACCTTCATTTAAAAGACAAGAATTATGTGGATTATTTTGTTGTGACAAACATTCCAATTCGACAGATCTTAATATCTCATACGATCTTGAAAGTATATCAAAGCAGTCACCAAAAGCTTCTGCAGAATTTGCATGATCAAGTAGCCATCTTAAATTGCGACGAACGGCTATAATCTCTCTTTTGATTTTGCACATTTCACCTATCCATGAAGGTTAATGTGAAAGGGACTAGATATTGTTGTATCTAGTCCCAATTTACAACTCAGATCGTCAATAATGTCAACGGCTTAGGAGTCCACAGCAGGGAGGTAAAATCCATTTTTGTTAGCAACATTAGTTGTAAAGTTCTGTACATAAGCCATCGCTGCACCCGCAGGACAGATGTTGTTTTTAGGAGCAAAACAATAGTTATATGCCATCATACCAGTCGTATCAGATTTAACTGAAATAACCAAAGCTGCAGTCGTATCTGTATTCCAAACAAGATTGTTGGCAATGGTCATATAAGTCGATGCTTTAGTAAGAGCATCTATGGCGGCACCAGAGAAGTCTCCATAGATCAGGCAGTTTCTAACCACCGAAAAATTGGAAACTCCAGCAAAGATAATACACTGAGTATTACTGCCACCATCAACACCAAAGAACTGCAGGCCATCAATAGTCACATGATTGCAAGCATCGGCAATGCTGATTCCAATTAGAAACTCAGTAGTATTCGCTGACTCTTCCATAATAATATTCTTAAGAACAAGTCCGTCTGCCAATGCACCAACGGTGATACCAGCCGTAACACCTCCGGTATAGTTAGCATACAAGTAGATATTCTCGACATGGCAATTAGCAGCGGTGATATTTACAGTTGCAGCGGCAGCAGTTTTCAAGGTAAACTTCGGGATAGAAAGTCCACTTCCCAAACCAACGACTTTGATACCAGCCACATCGAGGGTTAGAGAGGTTGCCCCAACCAAATCTTCCTCATGCCCAGGCATGACATAGATCACATCCCCATTACTAGCAGTACAATTACCAACAGCATAGTCGAGAGTCAGAAATGGAGAGGCAGGACTCTTTCCATATCCAGCTGAATCAGCACCACCAGAAGTAGCCCCGGAATCTACCCACCAAATATTACCAGTTGTTGAATCTTCATTTACTGCGGTGAATACACCGGCATTTTGTTTCCTAACAAAAAGTTCAGTTTTAGCCATTTCCTATTCCTTTCTTCGCGGGTTTAAACCGTTGTAGAAGATCAATATAGTCTTACTCACTAAGTAATTGAAATTATTAATTAACTATCCTGAGCCGGTTTGTAAATTCCTTGAGCACCAGCAGCATTAGTAACAAAACTCTGGAAAAATGCCATTGCAGCTCCGACAGGAGTTGCTGTGTCTAAATTACCAAAAGCAGCGAGATTTGCACAAATTCCAGTAGTAGAAGAATGGGCAGAAAAAGTAAGACCCGCTCCAGTATCTACATTGTGGAGGATGTTATCTTTCAGTGTCAAAAACGTAGACGCAGCACCAGTTGCATCAATTACAGCACCAGAGAAGTCTCCATAAATCTCGCAATTTTTAATGATAGAGAAATTAGAAGCTCCAGCAAGAACAATGCAACTTGAATCCGTTCCACCGGCAACACCATAGAATTTCAAGCCATCGATCACAACATGATGACATGCAGCAGCGATACTGATTCCAATCAGGAACTCGGTAGTATTCGCTGATTCTTCCATGACAATGTTTTTAAGAACCAGGCCGTCGGCAAGAGCCCCGACAGTGATACCTGCAGCCACACCACCGGTATAGTTAGCATAAAGGTAGAGGTTCTCAACGTGACAATTGGCAGCGGTGATATTGAAGGTTGCAGCTGCAGCAGTGGTATAGGTGAATTTGGGGATTGAGTAACCACTACCAAGACCGATTATCTTGACGCCTGCGACATCGAGAGTGAGAGTGGACGCTCCGACAATATTCTCGGCATGGCCAGGCATCACAAAGATAATATCTCCGTTACTTGCGGTGCATTTGCCGATAGCATAGTCAAGAGTAGCAAAAGGAGTGTCGGGATTCTTGCCATAGGCAGTGGAATCAGTACCAGCACCGGAATCCACGTACCAAACATTACCAGTGGTCATGGCTTCATTGACGACCGAAAACACACCACCACCGTACTTTCGTACAAAAAGCTCGGTTTTAGACATTTCCTATTCCTTTCTTCGCGGGTTTAAACCGTTGTAGAAGACTAATTACCTGCTAGTTCGACCTGATATTTTTCCTACCTTGGGTCTGCGAATCATCTTGTCTTGAGAAGGAGTCTCAACAGCTTTTACTTCTTCCTGAATCTCCTCTTTCAATTCATTCTGAGTATGGTGAATAATCCTCCTGTTCACGTCCGATTGGGTCGCTCCAGCCTCAACATCTATCTCCTTTGCAACTCCTCGTCCAATAAGTTCCTTGGCAACATGAACCCAAACGTGTTTCTTAGTTCCTGGAGGAGATCCCAACCACTCTGAAGTCAACTCAATCCAGACACCTTTCATAAACACCTTCCTTGAAATAGAAATGGCCACCATATTTCTATAGTGACCATTTCTTGTAATGTGTTAGAATTATTACATTTTACGCTAAAACGGTCGCACCACTTCCATATTTGAGATTTGAAACTTCAGCAGTCACCGAGTAGAGCGTAGAATAGCCACCAGGAGAAGCAATATTAAGCGTAACCCAATCGTAGCCATCCGTAACATTCAGATCACTTGCTTTGACTTCAATAACGATAGTGGTGTTGCTATGCCCAGTGACAATATTAAAAGTATCGGACGTAACAGCAGTTGCTGTCACAGTCTCACCACTAATCGAGTCATAAGTATCAAGACTCAGAGAAGCAGGAGTCCCACCATCAGAAGTGGCCTGAGTCAAAGTAACTGCCGCAGACGAGTTGGCATTGAGGACACCACAGGAAATGATCCAACGGACTTTCTCTGCGTTCTTGAGGTTTATCCATTCCGCCGTCAAAGCCGTACCATTCATGTCCTTAGCACCCTGAACATGAATTACTTTTACCGTTTTACTGATTGCTCCTTGCATGATTATGTTCCTTTCAGTGATTTATTGAGGGTTAAGTGCAACGTGTGGAAAAGCAAAGAATATATTAATCTGGAAACCTTTCTTTCATCATCTCTTGAAAGAATTCTTTCCAGTAATCTCGATTAGAATGAGTTTTGCCATGACATGAAGAACACAGCGATATTAGATTAGAGGAGTCGTTATGTTCTTTGTCATAATCAATATGGTGTATGTGTAGACCATCAGGCAACACGTTTTCACACATTTGGCATTGATTTAGGTCTCTTTTTCTAATCTGCTGTTTTAGAACACTATTGAACTCAGGAGGATATGGTAAAAACGAAGTACCTCCATTCCATCGTGGATTTCCACTCATAGAATTTTTGACCGATAGAAAATTAGATCTACATGTTTGATCACAAAAAATATTTTGATACATATTCACTCTATACGCATTTACCAATATCTCTTTGCCACACCATCCACAATAAAGAGCATGACATTTACCACCATTCCAACTACCAACCTTATCTCCAACAATATTTTCACTCTGCCACTTACTTCTACAATTTATATCACAGAAATGATATTGATACAAGTCCACTTCACTCGGCCTTAATTCTATATTTGCTCCACAATAATCACACTTTACATTTACACGCTTTTGACTAAAAGCACCGGCGCATTTTTTACTGCAAAAAATATGTTCTCGCTTTTCAAATCTATCTTTTGGAACAGTAATTTCTTTTCCACAATATTCACATACAGTCGATACTTTATTTCTCATCGATATTCCCTTGCATTTTGGAGAACAAAAGAATACCTTTGATTTGCATTTATTATACTGACTTAACGGAATACTCTTTGCTTTTCCACACGTTGCACATTTAATTTCTACTAATCTACTGGGATGTGGCATCAAATGTCTCCGATAACATTTCCGAGAGTTAATAAATTGGTGTGGAGGCAGAACTCGGAAATTCTGTTTTCGGACCGTCGCCCTATCCACACCAAAACTATTATAGCGTATTTTCATAAAATTCATGAAAATATTTTTACTACGTCCTCGTCTGTAACAATACAATCGGAGAACGGGTAGTCGTAGTTGCTTTAGGAGGAGTATAATACGTCTTCCAAGCAGGACGTCCCTCAGTTCTAATAGAAAATCTGAATGCTTGCTGCAAGTCCTATGTGTTCGTCTAGATTCGCAAGATCTAAACCGCTCTTTCGAGCCGCTCTATGTTTCCATAGAGAGCAGACTATATCATCACCCATTCCTGGGTGCCTCGCGCTTCCACTGCCATTAGCTTGCAGTGTACGGCTTGCGCCTAGTCGTTGAACCTTCCCATTTCTGGGCTTGGCTGCTGATTGCCCTCGTCTTTACGTTAGGGGTTTCCAGCAATTCACGAGGTTTTCGACATACATTACTGTATGAAGGGCCTAATTTGCAAGAGCATCTAAGTCGAATTTTAAGTGAATACTGGTTGCATAGTCGGGAATATCGTTCCCTGCCTTGGAGCCAATCCAATATTGAGACCAGTCAACAAAAGCAATATCACCAGTAGTATTAACATCGCTACAATGGTCGTTCCAATAAATAGGCCGACCAAACAGAGTAGCATAAGGCATTCCAGCTGCGCCACCCGCAGGGAGCCAAACTGGGACACCACCAGTACCTACGGACAATGACATCGACGCTAGATAGGGAAGCATAGCAATGTTTGCTACCCAAACTGCCTTGCCAGGATTGGTAGAACGAGAATACATCTTCACGACATTTTCAAAAAGAATAGGTGTAGTAGTCGATTGACCTGTCTCGTATGAAACCGTTACCGCACAAGGAGCGTTTACAACGCCGAGCGGCTGTCCCACCCCTGTTCCATGGAGGAGAACTTCATTGTAAACGTAATTCAACCCACTCTGAAAACCCTGTTTCAGAAGTGCTTCAACAGAAGTGGGAGAATCGGCAATCAGCTGCTCAGTTGCAAAGGCCAACCCGACCAGAGTATGAAGTTCCATCTGGAGCATATCGACCTTGGGACGAGTCTCGGTAGCCTGAGCCTCTTCAGCAACCCAGTACCACTTCACACCACCATAGACCAGACCAGCTGACTTATCAAAGCCATCCACGTAGGGGATCTTGATAATGTTGCTCTGCATGGGCATTTTAGCGCAGAGAGGAAGCAGATTATTCTCTTCCTCAACAAGAACCATGAGCTGATTACGAAACTCTTCAGGCACCAAGAAACCGGCATAATTAGCATCGGCTTCACTCAGGCCAGTACCAGCTGCTTTGGAAATAGTTTCCCATTCGGCAAGTTCCTTTGAAACGGTGCGCCCACCAGACGAACCACACTGCTGCACAGCACCAAGAAACTGACCAAAGTGTTTAAACCCACCCTTTTTATCGTCTACACGATTATCGTGGGTTTCGATCTTAAAGGTTTTCTGAACCTCATCCGACACCTTTGCGATTTTCTCATCGATGAGGGCGATAATGCGCTCATCGGACGCCTTACCATGTTCCTCAAGCATCGGCTTTACAGTGTCACTCAAAAGACTCTTGAACTCTTCAATTTTCATTTGTGTTGCTCCTTTGATTTTTAAATAAAAATAGGAGATTAGCTACTAATCTCCATGGGTTTGACTACCTTACGTTGTAATGTCTCCAATCGCCTAATATCTCAAGAATATCTCCAGCGATCTAACATCTACCAACTATCAGAACATCCTCCCCTGTGCTCTTTTGATACGTTCATCAATAAGAGTCTGTACATCTGGTCTTTCAGAGAGGAAGTCTTTCACGATAGATTGAAGTGCTGATTTAGCCTCTTCTGGATCTATACTATCTTGTTCAACTTCAATATCTACTTCTTCAACTTTTTCTTCAGCGTCAATCAAAGAACTCAAAGTTTCGATTGCTTCACGAATTCTCTGTTGATTTCTTGAAGAAATAGTCCTACCTGATTTTTCAAGTGTTTCACACATTGCCTTGATAGCAATGTCTTCCACATCAATTTCTTTCTCTTCAGGTTCGTTATCCTCTTGTTTCTTTTCTCCTCGAATTTGAGCAATAAGATCTTTCTGCCCAATAAGCTTCTCCAAGCTTTCAACAAGGGCGTCTTCAATCGCCATTTCATGATCTTCAGCCATAGTTTTAGCAAATTGAATCAGTTCCCACATGTATGCGCCTGAGTACCCTTCAGTAGTTTCAAGGATAGATTTCATACTTCCTTCACTGATTTCTCCAATCCACTTTTCGATCATTTGTTGACGAAGTTCTTTTGTAGGAGAATCGAAATGGAGAATATCACTGAAACGACCAGGACGATCAAGCAGAGCATCAGGGAGCTTTTCAGGAGAGTTGGTTGTCATAATAGTAATGACACCAGTGTTTTTCTTGACTCCATCAAGCTCTGTTTTCATCATGTCAACGATTTTGCCATTGATCCAATTATCGATGTCTTCCAAGCACAAAATCGAAGGTGCAAGCTTCCTTGCCAATTTAAATCCTAGAGCAATTTTATCTTCTGGATAATATGTATTTGTGAGATCTTTCGAACTTACCCAGATGAAAGTGTGTTTGGTTTGGGACATAAGTATGCGAGATACTTTGGTTTTTCCGGTTCCGGGTTTTCCGAGCATCAACATGCCACGACCATCGAAGCCCATTTCTTTTTCATCAATAAGTTTCTGAGCATGTTTTGCAGCCTTTAAATTGCCATCTGAGAGGACAATCGTATCCCAATCATCAGCAGGATCGATATCGAGAAACTCACCGTTAAGGCCCATTTTTTCGTCTTTGAGAGGATTTTCCTTTTCAACCCACTCATGAACCGATTTCATCAAGTCCTTATTGAAATCCATATATTTTCGTGATGTATAAATCGTAGCATGAAGTCCATACCGATCAGGAGTGAAACTTAGAACCACAGGAACCCCATCAATCTCATAAAAAGCAGATCCATCAATCAGAAAATCATCATGAGTTTTGCTATTGATCTGAATCACTTCATATACAGGAGGAAATTCAAGCTGCTCATACTTTGAGAACGCACGAACATCTTTCAGTGTAAAATCATTGGTTTTATTCTTAAATCCAGCAAGATAAGAGCCAAGCAATGGAGAAGGGATAAAGAAATCGTTCATATAAACATTCTTCACCTTGCACTCAAGAAAAGCACAATAAATCTGCATGGTATATGAGGCAGGCTTACTTGGAACATTCTGAATATCAAAAGTTTTGCTTAACGATTTATTCCAACGCTCAGCTTGAAATTCCTTTGGAACAACCCTCTCACCAAACGGGATTTGGATTTCTTCAAATTCCTTTTTTGGTTCTCTATAAGCTTCTTCCTCTACTTCGTCTTCTTTAGACTTCTGATCACATGGTTTTTCATCTTCTTTCCCACATTCAATGTTAATATCGACTTCTTCGTATTCATCAACCAACTTGAGATCAAGACCGTCAAATTCTTCGTCTTTATCAATAATGTCCATTGCTGTATCAACAGCCTTCTTGTGATCTTGAATCCACTGACGAGCTTCTTCCATGGTGAATTTATCTACATCGAATAAATATGTTTTTATTTCTTTACATTCCACACAGTACAAGGCTTTAATACCATCAGTAACCTTGATAGTCCGAATCTTATGACCATCATGTCCTTCACTGACAGGAATATGATGATAATTCTCAGTAGTTTCAGGTTTAGTAACTACTTCTTTTTCTTCCCTGTCGCCACTGGCTGCTGTTCCTTCTTCGTTTTCTGAGATTGCTTTTTCTTCTGCTTCGATTTGCCCATGTGATTCCTCCTTTATTTTTGCCAAAACATCCGAAAAATCTTTTGTTTTAATTTTGCCATCATTATACATTTCCATTATAGCCGCAGGACATGAAGGAATACTTACACAAGAAATCTCTAACAACTCTAGATGTTCATAAATACGCCTTGGTTCTCCAGATTTAACCATGTCTGGTTCAGTATATTTCAATGGAAGAAATCCGATAGAAAACGCATTCATTATACCGTCTTTGTATAATGTCCAAAGTTCTTCTCCAGTAGGAGTTTTGGCGAATTGGGCTTTAAAACGCAATCCTTCTGAAGTAACTTTAGTCCAAAGTACCTTGCCAACAGGTAATTTTGAATAATCATGGGAAATACACAAAACAGGATTCTTCTTAAAATTGTCAAGTTCCCATTTTGCATCGGCGGCTATTTTTTCCATATCTCTATCGAGTACTGGACGAGATCCCCATGCTACAATAGACCTTTCCTCATCGTTGATCTCTTTCTTCTCTACAACTTCAAACATCTTATTTTGAACTTCCATCTTATAATCCTTCCGTCACAATGGACTAGAATCTCTTAATATGGATATTAAACTTTCGACATTGAAAGTGTTTATCCGACAATTAGACTATATATACACGCTATACTCTATAGCGTCTTTTTACAAATTCCTTTTTAATTACTGGTAAATTCCATTCACCTTTTGGAAAGATGATATTTAATCCTCTCTCTTTTAATAATCCATGAATCGACATAAAAATTGTTTGAATTCCTTTTGCCATTGCAAATTGTTTCGTATTCAATTCAATTTTTGGTTTGGTCAAGTAGTACAATGTAATATCGTCAAATCTTTTATGTGGATAAGACGTTATTAATTTTCTCAACCCTCTTATGACCGTTACTCCTTCTATTATATATTCATTTTCTAAGATCCAATTTGAAACAATATCTGACGAATCTTTCCAATTATGATTTTCAATTAAATCATCAGTATGTAGTATCTGAATATTTTTATACTGATTGGATAGTTCATTTGCAAATATTGATTTCCCAGTTTTAGGAAAGCCAGATATGAGAATTTTGGTCATACAAATCCCATGTACTCCTCTTATCAAGTCTTGCAGGGGACGCCCCTTGCAGGCGACCCACGATCTCAATCCCGCCGCCATTGGCGGGTGAGCTTGTCGGCGCTCAAATAGCTCACCCATCCATCCGGGTGACGAATCTTGCCGACACAGATACCTTCCGCACGGAAGTAGCTGTCCTTGAATGCTGACCTAAGACTATCTGTCGCCCCTTGCTCCGTCTTGGCACTTCCATAACGGAAACATCGTCCGTCTGACCAGCAGAGTATATTTGCCAGCGATTGCTCACTGCACCTGCTTCCCATAGTTCCAGATCACTGTACCGACAATTGCACTTTGGCCAGACACTCATCACAAATCGGCCGCCCATCCAAATAGGTCACTACATAATAATTCGACAGATCGCGCCCACAAAAGGAGCAACCGACATTGATACTACTCGTTGAAACGGTCTCACAATCATCGTAGTGTCTGTAGTAGGTCATTTCACCTGCTCCTCGATCAAACTCTTCAGCGCCTCCGCGT